GAAACACTCTGATGTTTTAGATTCCGAATAACGGAAGTGATCTATCCGGAATCCGGAAAAAAAATCTCCAGGAGTGTTACCGGATTCAGTCAAATTGGTTCCGGTATCTTAGTAGGGTGTGATGTCCATCCACACATATTGCACTTCTTTGATACTGCAGTTACTGGGCAGTTTGGATGAAACATTGGAGTCCATTGTATCTTTCTTTTATAATCATGCCAATAGATTGTAGCACAAATAAAATCACAATTAAAACACTTCACTTTGAAGCCTCCTTTGTTTTCTCTGCAACGAAGGTAAAGAATGAAGGATGAATATTGTCACCATAATTAATGAATAATACAAAATCGCAGTCATCAGAGAGACAGATAAGGTTCTCTCTAGTTTCCTTGCGACATGATGGACAATGCGTAGGTGTTGCAAAGTCTTCCATCATCTGCATAAACTCCATTCCAAATAGAATCATCTGTCTAGGATTCATCATTCTGCCAACTCCTTCATTCTATTTTGTATCATTAATTTGAATACTTGGTCTTCTTCAAATCTACCATGTAAGATAGCTAGTAATCTGTGCGTTTCAATATCTCTAAACGAGAACTCTTCTTCCGCTTCTAATCTATTTTTGATACAAGATTCAATAAAACTAGACCTATTTCCTTTCCTTCGATATCCTTCTAATTCTCCCACCATTTTGTACGGTAGATAAACCTTAATTTCTATTTTTTGCCTCATCAATGGTCGCCTCTTGGTTAAGGGAGGGAGCGCCCCCTATTAAATCGGTAGGATAAACGGTCAACCGCTCCGCTATTTTGCCCTAACCCACGGTCCACCCGTTCAAGATAAGGATTTGATTAAGTATAATAACTATCAAGTATCAAAAGTAAACTATGGCAAAAAATGCTGGCGATGTAATTTTGAGAGATAGAATGCAATTTGATTTGGATGCACAAGGCAACCGGAGTACATTGTATGGAAGAATAGACCTTAGTTCCTATGTGAACACGGTCGCCCGGGAGGGACTCGCTATAAAGCAAGTCTACTTCCAATTAAGAAACTCCGATTTATCAGGAACAGGAACAGGTTTCCCAAATACTGGTTGTGTGGCTCCTGTAGCCAATGCGCTCTCGAATTCTACTACTTCATGTGACTTTGGAGCAATAAAGGTTTACGCAACAACTCGTGCATATGAAAATGCAAATGAAGTTGCTATTGGTTCTCCTGATGTTCTATGTGTTCAAGAATGGGTTTCTGCTGTAGGCCCGGCTAACGCTGGCGGTACTGCGGACAACGGAGCTGCGCTTATCGTAGAGAAGTATTGGTACGGTCCTGAAGACTTGCATCCTGAAGGTTACACTGTAGTCTCTGACCTGCTTATTGGCGTTGCTGCTGATACTTGGGACACCGAAGACAACAGTACCCTTGAGTTAGATATTGTCCTTATTGCTGAACCTATTAAAATCAGTACAGAAAGAATGAACGCTATCCTTAGTCAGGCTCAAGACCTTTGAAGGGGGTCTTTAGTTGGTTAAAGGTAAACTAGGTAAAGAGGCTCTCAAGAAACTTAGTAAAACCAAGTTCGCAAGAGGGGCCGGTATTGCCGGAGGTGCAAAAGTTGCAGAAGAGGCAGTCGACAATCCCTATGCTCAAGCGGCTATTGGAGCGGCCGAAGGTGCTGCGCTTGGTGCGGCTCTTGGCCCTTGGGGTGCTGCTGGCGGTGCTGTCGCAGGCGGGCTTCTCGGATTCGTGCTTGCAGATGGTGAGCGAATTGTTCCTGTTGATATGATAGCAGTCCCAGCATACCAGTATTCTGCTATGCTTCAGGGAAGAGAACCGACCTTCCAAATTTTTATCAAAGAAGGTGAGTGCATTAAACCAGTCTTACCAACTGATTATCAGATGGCTGGACAAGTCATAATGGCTGAAGAAGTAGTTGCTCCAAAGCGCAAGTTAAGTGCATGGCAACGCTACATCAAAGTCAAGAAGAACAAAATATTTTTCAAGAGTGGAAAGCGTAAGGGTCAATTGGATCTAAAACGCATGGGTGTTCAATATCGTAAAGGGAGGAAGAAGTAATGCCAATCAATGAAATTAGAGATACTATCCAAGGGACCGCTCTTACTGATGCAACAGGTTATGCATACATGACAAGAAAAATTAACTTACCCGATGGACATAGGCATTCGGTCTTGTCGATTGATGTCTTTAACGACCAGAATTCAATGTGGTTATCAAATCAAAAGGCTCCTGAAGCCGGCCTAGCTGCATATCAATTGTTTGTGTCTCCATATCCAATGCAGAGAACCAATGAAACTATGGGTGCAAGTGTAACAGAATTAATTTTTAACACTGGGGCCATGGCCGGTGATGAAAGCGTACTCTACAAAGAACAAGCAATAGTCAAAGCAGGAGTGCAGGAAGACAACTCTAGAGATTTAATTTGGTTTAACCAATTTCCTAACCCAGCAGTTGGGGCTATGCCAACTAATACCTGGTACTCTAATCATCTTTACATTACAGTGATGGTTTGGAATCAACCTGAAACTGAAGTTGAAGTTAAACACAGTTTATTCATAAGAGTAAAACAAACTAAAATAGGTGCGGCTGAAGAAAGCATGGGACAATACAAAGAGTTCCTTGATGCTCAAAGCAGATTGCTAATGGACACCGCTGTAGTAATGGACCCTGCTTCTATCTCAGGCTATGTATTCCCTATGTGGAAATACGGTGGAATTAGGCCTGAGTTGATGATAAGTGGCACTACTGCGCTACGATACTTCAACCGCGTTGCTAGCAATGCTAATCAAGACATGGTAGCGAGAGGCGCACTACAAACAGCATACCAAGATGCAACAACTATGGTTGGATTTGATACTGCATTTGGAGATGCGGCTCTAAATCTGCCTGATTGGATTACTCTCATGGATGTGGCCGGGGTTACCGCTGGTGAATTGCGGCCATATCCACCCCCGCTAAAGTATGCGGACAATGGAAACACTCTGATGTTTTAGATTCCGAATAACGGAAGTGATCTATCCGGAATCCGGAAAAAAAATCTCCAGGAGTGTTACCGGATTCAGTCAAATTGGTTCCGGTATCTTAGTAGGGTGTGAT